CTCCAACTTCTTTATCAGAAGGTAAATCACCATCATCTGAATCTTGTTGTGTCCATAAAGTATCATCTACATTTTTGCCTGTAGCTGTTCCGTAGCTTGCAGTAACGGCATTGTTTGCAAACACAATAGACTCTGCGCCGTTTGTATAGTATCTTGTATCTTTTAGATTACTATTGTCATATATAATTTCATAAACTCCTTGTGCCTCTCTTTGAGCAACAGTTGTCTCAGGGGACAAACCAAACGCTCCAAGGTTAGAGTTTGCTTTTACGATTTGATTATTTTCTACTTTTGCATACATATTGATCTCCTTTTATCTTATTTTTAATTTATTGTCCATAGCTATTTAAAAACCTGTTGTTGGTATTGAGGTTCCAGAATCATTGGCTACAAATGGGTTTTCTGCAAACGCCATGTAAATGTAAGTTGCGCCACTTGTATTAACTGAACCATCATTATCTATTACTTTTACTCCATTAGATCTTAATTCTACCCTGTCAGAAGCATATTCAGCATTAGCTAAATTTGGAAATAAATGATAAATTAATTTATTGTAACCTAGTCTTCTATTATCCAAAATTATCCAATTATCAGCATTAGAAGTTTCTTTTAACATAAAAAACGCTGGTTTAAAACCAAGATAAATAAATGGGCCTCCTCCTGATGCTACTCCATTTCCAACATAGCTTCCAAACTTGCTGTAGCCTTTGATAGATGTAAAACAATATGCAATATGGTCTTCTGTGTTTGTGTTAACTTCAGCTTCAGTTCCAACTGAAAATACATCAGATGTTGGCTCAGTATCATTCCATCTTGTTGATGATGTGTAAGCAGCACCAGTAGTATTAATTCTAATTCCTTTTGTTGCACCTAAAGAAGAATGTTGAACAGCCCATTGTTGAGCATCTTCATATGCTTTTACTACAATCCAATCAGGTTTTTTACCTAAACCATGACCAATTGTTGCATTTGCTCCTGTTCCTGTATATTTAACAATACTAAATCCAGAAGTAGTATTAGCAGAAACATTAGCTTGAATACTGCCTGAAAAATTAGATGAACCAAATGTAGAGTTTGTATTTGCTTGACCACCCATACCAGAGTGAGAAGAACAATAATAATATAATGTTGGTGCAGATGCTGCTACTGTAATTACAGTTTGTGCGCCTGATGATCCTGGAGTTCCTGTTGTTGTGACATTTGTAGTATATTCACTGCCCCCACCATGTGTTCCATCTGATGTTGTAGAAAATCTTAATGGGTGTCCTGAGTTAGAACTATCAGATTGATCAAATGTATAAGTCCCACCTTCTTGTAAATCTAATGTGACAGCACTTGTTCCAAAGTCATCAAATCTATATTTGTTGCCACTATCTGAAACTACTTTTACTGTGTATGTTTGTGATGGTGCTGTGCCACCAGCTAACCAATTCCATGCTACATAAGTTTCAGTATTTGTATTTTGTCCAATATCACTTCCTAAAGAAAAACCATCTGAATCAAAACTTGTTACGCCTGTATTTGGAGAGTATGTGTATTCTGCATTACTTAATGAAGTATAAAGCTGTTTATCTACACCTCTAACACCATCATGAACTCTACCATTTCCTGTTGAACCTCTAGATTTTATCCAAAGCCAATCAGGTTGAAATCCAACACCTGTTATAGATTGTGTACCACCATTTCCTGTATAAAGTTTAGTATTAAAATGATCTTCCGGTTTTGTAATTGAACTATAAGCCATAATTTTTATCCATAAGTATTTAAGTTAGATGTATTTAACGCATAATAACCTGAAGGTACAGAATATTCGAAATTGCCAAAACCATTAGCGTCACTATTTCCTGATGAGATTGAATAATGTGGTGAACCAAAATTTATTTGATGTGTGGTATTGTAAACTGATACAGTTGGAAACCAATTTTGACCCGACTGTAAAGCTGATAATGCGCCTGTACCTGATGAGCCTGAAGTTGGATCACCACTATTTTGCCAAGTGCCATCTAAACCAGCATAAATATAATTATTATCAAAATCTAAAGCAATCATAACAGTGCTTCCAGAAGTAATAGCGCTACCAAAAGATGAAGCACTATTATTTACATATTTTTGACCATCCCAATGATAAGCGTACGAATAGGTTGTAGAGTCATGATAAGAATCTATGCAACCAAATATAGCACCTTCACTAATTACACCAACTTGAATATAACGATATGGAGAGGAAGATAATATAGTTCCTACTTTACATTCATAATACCACTTACCTTTGTTCAAAGCC